TCCACATAATATCCACATAGTGATATAAACTAGTGATATAATTGGGAAACAATGATTATGAACAAAGCACAATGGACTACAAGTGGCGATAGCGTTCGTTTTTCAATGCCTATTGGCAAAATTGATCAAGAACGTCGTATCGTTTCAGGTTTTGCAACATTAGATAATATTGACAAGCAAAACGATATCGTAACTACTGAAGCAAGTATAACTGCTTTTAAGAAGTTCCGTGGTAATCTTCGTGAAATGCATCAACCAAGTGCTGTTGGCAAAGTTGTTTCTTTTAAAGAGGATCGTTATTTTGATCCAGAAACAAAAAAGTTTTACAGTGGAGTTTATGTTTCAGCATACGTCTCCAAAGGTGCACAAGACACTTGGGAAAAGGTTCTTGATGGAACACTGACTGGTTTTTCAATTGGTGGAAACATTACGAAATCTGATGATGAGTTTAACAAAGAACTTGATAAGCCTGTGCGTATAATTAAAGAGTATCAACTGCATGAGTTATCTCTTGTAGACAACCCTGCTAATGAATTTGCTAATGTCCTCTCAATTGAAAAGGGAGAACTTGGCGGGTACTTAGCAAAAACAGAAATTGAAAATGTTTTCTGGGATCAAGATAGTGATATTGTTTTAATATCTTCTTCTGAAACAGAAATAAGCCCAAACTCTGGAAAGCCAATGAAGAACATTGGTTTTGTAGAAAAATCAGATTCTGATAATGCAGAAAAAATAAAGTTCTTAGTTGATAGTGCAAAAGGCATTAGAACAATTAAGATGACAAAGGAGGATAATCCTATGACAGAAGAAACACAAGTTGTTGCAGAGGCACCAGCCGATGCAGCACCAGTCGTTGAAAATGTTGAGGTTGCTCCAGAGGCTACAGCAGAAGTCGTAGCAGAACCAGAAGTAGTTGCTCCAGAAGCACCTGCTGATGCTGAAATTGCTAAGACCGATGAAGTTGCTCCTTCAACAGAAGAAGTTGTAGAGAAAAAAGAAGATGTTGTTACAGATATCGCCAAAGATGTAACAGATATTAAAGATTCTCTAACTAATGCCTTGAGCAGTCTAGCAGAAACCGTTAAGTCACTTCAGGTTAACGTTGATGCAATAACAAAGTCCCTTGAAACAGTTACAGGCGAAGTAAAGTCTGTAGCAGGTGAGGTCAAAGAAGTAAAGGGTTCTTTTGATGAGTTTGGAAAGCGAGTAGATCTTGTAGAAAAAGATACTGCTTTCCGCAAGTCTGGCGATCTAGGCGAGATCGTACAGGAGTTCCCAGAAATGAGAACTCAAAAATCCCTATGGGGCGGACGTTTCCTCACAAATGCCGACCTATTCAACAACTAAAAAACCAAATGGAGGTGAACAATATGTCGGAACAAGAAAAACTAGTAAAAGCCGCTGAAGCGGGCGCATTCGTGTCAGGTGGAATTGGCAGTGCTACTGCTACAAATCCAGATGGCAACGTTTCCCCTGCTGCATCTTTAGGTGCAGTTTCAGGCGGAGCATTCGGTGTAACAACTGGACCAAACGCAGTAAATCCAACAGGTACATCTGGTGGTATTCTAGCACCTGAACAAGCAAGACGCTTTATCGACTACGTGTGGGATGCAACAGTTCTCGCCAAGGATGGTCGTAGAGTTACAATGCGAGCAAACACTATGGAGATCGAAAAGGTCAACGTAGGTGAGCGTGTAATCCGTGCTGCTGCACAAGCAGATGACGCTTACACAAACGCAGGCGCAACATTTACAAAAGTAGAACTAACAACCAAAAAGATTCGTCTTGATTGGGAAGTTTCTACTGAGTCTCTAGAGGACAATATTGAAGGAGCCGCTCTTGAAGATCGTCTCGTTCGCTTGATGACCAATGCATTCGCAAATGACATTGAGGATCTAGCAATTAACGGTGATGGTGCAACAGGATCATTCCTTTCAATCATGTCTGGCTTTATTAAGCAAACTCGTGGTACAGTAGGTAACGATGCTCACGAAGCAGCGATTACTGTAGCAAATGATAACTGGACTACTTCGGTAATGCAGTCTATCATTCTTGCACTACCACGCAAGTATCGCTCACTTAAGAGCAATCTTAAGTTCTATGCTGGTACAGATGCATTCCAAGGAATCATTAAGAATAATGGTACCCTTGCTGATGCAATTGCACAAGCATTCTCGACCTCAACAGGTCTGCTTCGTACAGAAGCAAACAGTCAAGCATATCTTGATGGTGGCTCTCAGACATTCGGTGGTGCTCGCACTACCCGTGTTCTCGGAGTTGACGTCATGGAGGTCCCTTACTATCCAGATGGATATGTCGATTTGACATTCCCTGAGAATCGTGTATGGGGTTTCCAGCGTGATATCACGGTCAACCGTGAATACAAGCCAAAGAAAGATACAATCGAGTACACAGTATTCGTACGCTTTGGTCTCGCTTGGGAAGAGTTGGATGCAGTTGCCTATGGCGATGCAGACAGCGCAGATTCCTAAAATCTGACCAACAAAATTAGAAGAGAGCGGCCTAGAAACCGCTCTCTTTTAGTATTTCTGGTATAATGACAGTGGAGGATTAAATGTTATCTATTGAAGAATTAAAAACAAAAAGTGTTTTTGAAATTAAATCTTATGCTAAAAAAAATAACATTGACCTAAAAGATGCTGTTAAAAAAGTAGAGATGTTGAATATTTTGCAGGGTATAGAACCAGAAAAACCAAAAGAAACAACAGTAGAAAAAGTTGCCCTATATTCAGATCATAATAAGCACACTACTGATAAGCAATTAGGGTCTCTCAAAGTTGGTTATAATATAGTTACTAAGGAGGCAGCCGATTGGTGGCTTACTCGTAAAGGTGTTCGTGAAGCAACCCCTAACGAGATAGCAAGACACTACGGCATAGAATAATGGAAATATTACGTATTCCGCCATACCCGATTGATATTGAATACACTGTGCCAACAGCAAGCACATCGTATTTTTTAGTCATTGAAAGTAACGATAGAAACGAAGAATTGCTCAGTGTTGCTGTAACATCAAGTGCATCTTCAGTTGTTACTCGTACCCTTTCAGACACCTTCTCAAAATATGATGAGCATTATGCTGTAACAATATATGAAAAGAACGGAACTGCTCGTGGAGATGTTGTGGTTGAGGATAATCTTGAGATTGTTAGACCATACGTAGATCCAAACTCTCTTGGAACAACTGCAACAGAGATAGCAGAGTATACAGAACATGAAAGTTTAGCAAGAAATATAATTGATTCATATGTTCCAGATGGATTTTACTTTACTACAGAATGGCTGCAAATAGTTGGTCAAGGAACTGACTACATGCCTATTTGGACCAGAGGATATAAAATTTTAAAAGTATATCGTAACTCAGAGTTGGTTTACGATGTTGATGACGCAGACGGTCCAGCATTAGATTCGTATGATTACAGCATTACAAAAGATAAAACTGGAATTATTAAAGATCCTGTTGCGGGAGTAGATAATTGGAACAGATATGAGCGTAAGCCTGCAAGAATGCCAATCGCTGCATCAGACTCCATTTCTTTCTTTGATACAGGAGATAGCGGAAACATTCAGACGTTTAGTGGTGGAGTTAGTTTCCCAGAGGGCGAAGATTATATGTTTTATATTGAGTCAGGGTATAAAGTAGTTCCTAATGATATTAAAGATGCAACAACCATGCTTATAGATGACATTAAATGTGGAAGACTTGATTACTATAAGAGATATGTAAAAAATTATAAAACTGATCAATTTAATGTTCAATACAACAGTTTAATGATGGAAGGAACTGGAAACCTTCTTGTTGATAAAATTTTAAACAAGTATGTAAACCTTATAACTCGTCCTGGAGTATTATGATGGCAATCTGTGAAGATACAGATTTTATGTTTCCGATGAAGGCAGACGTTTATTACCCTATAATAACTCAGGGAGATTATGGTCAGCCTAAAAAAGATTGGGTTTTTGATAAGACTATATCTTGTAATGCTACACCAATTGGCGGAGCGGGATCAGAAAATATCAAACCAGAAACATTTTTACAGTATGAAAACAAGTTAGTTGCAAGAACAAAGAGTGATCCAAGAATATCTTCTCAGCAGCAAGGAAATGCTATAACCAACATTTTAGTAACAAACATAAGGCATTCTAATGATGAACTTGTCTATAGAGAAACTGCTGGAGTCCGTGCTGGAAGAGCAACAATATTTGAGGTAGGAACTGTTGAGCCGTTTTCTGGTCCATTTAACAAGGTTGAATATTACAAGATGCTTTGGCGCAGAGCCGAAAATCAGACCGTGGGTGACTAGTGAGAGTCGTAACAAACGTTAAAAGTTTTAGAAAAACAATGAACAACATCATAGATTACTCATATGGATTTCTTGATGGAGTTCAAGACGGCAAACCAGTATTCTTGCAAAAACTTGGCAGGGAAGTTGTTGCAGCCCTTGGACAATATATAGACGTTAATGCCAGAGCAAACCCAAGAGCATTGCATCACGTATACGAGTGGTATCGTACTGGAAGTCCAAGATCCAGACTTTTTGATATTGATTTTGTTGTAAACAAGGCTGGGCTATCTTTGTTTTCTAATTTTAAACAGTCTCAGTCTGTATCTGGTGACTCCTCAACTCCCTTTTTCAATAAGGCAAAAATAATGGAAAATGGTTCTCCAGTTCTCATAAGACCTAAAAAATCTTCTGCTCTTGTTTTTGAATCAGGTGGTCAAACCGTTTTTACAAAAAGTCCAGTCCTAGTTAGAAATCCTGGTGGTAACGAAGTTGTTGGATCTTATGAAGATGTGTTTGATGAGTTTATGTTGAGATATTTTAAACAATCTTTTATTCGTGCCTCTGGTTTATATGACTACATTAAAAGACCGACGGCATATAAAAAGAATATTCGTGCTGGATCTAGGTCGGTAGGGCAAAAGGAAAAAGCACGGGATTTGCTTGGATAGCAAATGCAAGAATTGGGGTAGAATAGTACAATGACTAATAATATTAAAATAACAGGATTTGCTCCAACATACATAAACAACTATGTAAATAAACAACTATCGGATTTTGGTTTGATATCTTCTGGGCCTACCTTGCCAAACCAGGCTGGGTTTAATCCTATGGTGCCAGCACAATATCCAACAAATATAGAAGATTTATATAATGACACAATTCAAATACAGCAGGTAGACTCTCCTATTCTAATAGTATATGATCGTATGATGAGGTTTAGGCCTTCATCTTTTTACCGTCGTAAAAGAGAGCAGTTAATATATTTTGTTTATTCTTCAGACATTGAGAAACTTATAAATACAATAAGGGTAATTAGTGATGCCTTAGATAGAGAAGACTCTGCTGCTCAAGATATAAATGCTTATACGGCTTCACAGGCAACTACATCAAATTCAGCAAATATATTTTTTCATAATGTAAGGGTCTATCAGGCTGATGAGAGCAGGGACGTGGCCGAATTGGCCTCAGCCAGAACCCTATTTGTAAACAAGATTATAGTGGAATATGACTATCATACAAACGACACTATAACCATTTCGGGCACTTCCTATACTAATATCTATACCTAAAAGGCTGTTATAATTGGTATTGAGGAAACACGCCCACCTATTTAAAAAAGAAAAAAGAGGTGAACAATATGCCAGCATATAGCCGTGGTACGTCTAACAACATTATCGTTGGAGCAGCCGCGTTTTTTCTATGCGATTCGACAGTAACAGCCGCAGAGGCTTTTACTTCTGCCGCATCTCCAGCATTTGTAAGCACAGAGTCATATAAATCTACTCTGTCTGCAGATCCTGATTGGGAAAACGTTGGTTACACAATGAACGGTCTTGAAATGCAATTCCAACCTGACTTCGGTGAGGTTGCAGTTGATCAAATTCTTGATGTTGCAAAACTTTACAAACAAGGTATGCAGGTAAATGTTGCTACAGCATTCGCTGAAGCAACTCTTGAGAATCTACTTTATGCCCTTGCATTTAATGAGTCAGAACTCACTGGTACAAAATCAACTTCTGCAGGTCGTCGTCTGAATCTTTCAGCAGGCGAACTCGGAGAGTGCCCAGTTGAGCGAGCAATTGCAGCCGTCGGTCCAGGTACTGGCGATTGCGATGATTCAAGCAACGTAGAACGTGTCTATCTCGGATATCGTGCGCTTTCAATTGAAAACGTAACGGTTTCTGCGAAGCGTGATGAACCTTCAATGTTTGAAGTTTCATTCCGTCTACTTCCAGAAGACGCATCTGGTGCATACGGTAAGATCGTAGATCGCACTCATACCGCATCATAATCTTAAAATAAGATTAATAACAGCCCACTCCTTAACGGGGGTGGGTTTGTTGTTTATGGTAAAATAGATAAAATGGCTACAGAGATATATAAAATAGAAAAAATACAATTAATTGATGGAACAGAAATAGAACTGATTCCATTAAAAATAAAATATCTAAGAGAATTTATGTCGGTATTTAATGCAATTCGTGTAACTAAAAATGATCAAGAAGCAATCCTTGTGTTATCAGAATGTGCAAGAATATGCATGAAACAGTACTATCCAGAAATATCAAAAACAATAGGAATGTTAGAAGATAACCTAGATCTTCCAACGGTATATAAAGTATTAAATGTAGCGGCTGGTATTAAGGTAGATAAAAAATCAGAAGAGCCTGTAAAAGATCAAGCAACAGAAAGTGGTTCTACTTGGGATTCTTTAGATTTAGCCAAACTAGAATCTGAGGCATTTTTGCTCGGTATATGGAAAGATTATCAAGAACTAGAAGAGTCTTTATCAATGCCAGAACTTATGGCTACCCTCTCCAGTAAGAGAGAACTAGACTATGAAGAAAAGAAATTTTTAGCAGCAATTCAAGGTGTTGATTTAGATTCTCAGAGCGGAAGTTCAAGAGGCCAAAAAGAATGGGAAGACATGAAGGCGAGGGTATTTAGTAAAGGCAAAACCTCAGATAGTAATGACATCCTAGCACTACAAGGTCCTGCAGCCCAGAAGGCAGGGTTTGGCATTGGAATGGGCATAGACTATGAAGATATGCGTGATCCATCAATAGTTAATTAATAAAGTATTTTTAAAAATAGGCCTTTCATGCTATAATTACATTAGCCTAAATAGGAGGAAAAATGGCAACAAATACGTACGAGAGCCAAGAACTTTCTCTTATGGATGGAACAAAAATCACAGTGAGACCTTTAAAAATCTCCCTGTTGCGTCCATTCATGAGTAAGTTTGAAAAGGTAGCAGAGGTGGCAGAAGATAATGAGAAGTCAATGACTCTCCTTGTTGAATGTGTAGAAATTGCTATGAAGCAGTATAGCCCAGAGTTGGCAGATGTTAAGAAACTAGAGGAAGTTTTAGACCTTCCAACAGTTTACAAAATCATTGAAGCCGCTTCTGGAGTTAAACTTCAAGATGCAAACGCTCTATTAAATACAGTGCTTGCAAATAATTAAACAGTAAGAGGTGCTAAATGGCTGACGTTAATGCTAATATTGGCATTAATATAGACACGTCCCAATCTTTAGCAGAGATTAAAAATCTCCAACGTCAGTTAGCACAACTATATACAAGTATAAACAGAGGTAGCGCCGCAGCGGCGGCAGCCCAAAAGGGTCTTGCTACCAACCTAATGAACACCGTCAATGCTGGCGGGAAGTTCTATGCCCAGATGGGCACAATCAGAACAAGCACGGAATCATTTACTCACGCACTGGAGAAAAACAAACTCACGATGCGTGAGTATTTCCGTTTTGCTGGTGGATCAACAAGAACTTTTGGAAGACTATTTAAATCAGAATTTGACACAATTGGCAGGGTAGCCGAAGAACGTGTCAAGAAAATGCAGACTCAATATGTAAAGTTGGGTCGTGATGCATCTGGTGCAATGAGAGCAATATCCATAACGCCTACTTCTTTGAATATGAAGGATTATGGAAATCAGGTAGCGGTTGCAGCACAGAAACAGGCAATATTAAATCAATTACTTAGACAGGGATCTACAAATCTTCTAAACTTTGGTAAGAATACACAATGGGCTGGCCGTCAGTTAATGGTTGGTTTTACGGTACCGCTTGCATATTTTGGCGCAGCAGCCGCTAAGACATTTATGGATCTTGAGGCTCAAGCCCTTAAATTCCGTCGTGTTTATGGAGATATGTTTACCACTACTGAGCAAACCAATAAGGCTCTTGCAGATATAGAGGCTCTTGCTAAAGAATTTACAAAATATGGTGTTGCAGTTACTAAAACAATGGAAATGGCAGCATCTGCTGCTGCTATGGGTAGAACAGGCGCAGAACTTACAGCGCAGGTTGCACAAGCCACAAGACTTGCAGTTCTTGGTAATGTTGAACAAGATCAAGCACTATTAACCACTATATCTTTAACAGATGCTTTTGGTTTGGCTGCAGAAGATCTAGCAGGAAAAATTAACTTTTTAAACTCTGTTGAAAACCAAACTATAACAGCAATTGAAGATTTAACTATTGCTATTCCAAAGGCTGGACCAGTTGTTAAACAACTTGGAGGTAGCGTAGAGGATCTTGCATTCTTTTTAACTGCTATGCGTGAAGGCGGAATCAATGCATCCGAAGGTGCTAACGCACTTAAATCTGGACTAGCATCCCTAATTAATCCAACAGAAAAAGCAGCAGCAATGCTTGCTGATATGGGAATTA